TAAGTTTTACATCATTACTTTTTGGTTTTTTTGACTTTAACATAATATACCCCTTCATTATCCTGTGAGATGTCAATTACACTAAACTTACTTGTTCCACTATATATAACTTCGCTGTCTGTACCGTGTGGAAATGGCATAGCATTTCTTATACCCTTTGTTACGTCTTGAAAAATAACAATATTTTTATTTTCTTGTCCTACTAAACTAATCTCTGCAAAAAAATTAGCTACTCCACTATCTAATGACCAACTTGACGGACCAATAAAGTCTATAGTATTACCGCTACTCAATGCTTTATACAGATTTTTCATACTATTATCATCAAGTCTCAGCCCTCTATATAAAGTGCTGTTGGTATTAAGCCATAACTCTTTATGATGGTCTATAAATGAACTAAAATTATATTTGTTATCCCATTTTTCTCTTGCGTCATTCCCACTACCATAACCATCTATGCTTGCACCATTATAATATATTGCCACACCTTGTGATAATGTTCCGTCAACGCTTGGAAAATTACCTTCTGCTATCATTGTATTTTTATATTCATCAAATGATGGATAATCTGTACTATATTCATCCATGTTTTTAAAAGCATTGTCAATGGCTGTTTGGTCATATCCAAAATAACCAGATTTTTTTAGCATTTGATAAAATTCCATTCGTTTTTGTTCAACATTAGGACTATATTTTGTGATGACATAATCATCATTTAATCCATATTCAATTGAATTTCCACCAGTTGAACCCATATTAATTACCCTTTCTTAATCAACCTTTTTCTTTGACACTATCTTTAGATTTTTCGCCTTGGTTTTCGGAATTACCCAATAACCTGTCTTTTTATTGATATGGAAATCCATTTCTCTTCCTGTCTTCTTTGACGTTTTAAAATCAGTTGAATATGCAACGTCTACGGTATAAATAATATCTCCAAACATCCTTGCTTTATTAGGGTCATCAGTAAAATAAAACCCTTCTCCGTACTGGTCTGCTCCACCTGCTTTTCCTGCTTTTCCTTTTTCGTAATTAAACTCATCGAAATCAGTAAATGACCCATGGTATAATGTAATATGTTTCATTTCACCGTTAGGACTGGACTCACCAACTGGTCCTAAATTTGTCTGTTTATTTCCACCACCGATTGAACCCATATTAGTTACCCTTTCTATTCGCATATTTCTGCAATGCATACCTTACTGCATCTATACTGTGATTGTTTTCGTCTGGGTATGCACTGATAAAATTACCATCTCTGTCCTGCTCAAACTCATAATTGATAAACTCTTTATAGGTATCTGGGCAACGTCTTTTGTCTATGTAAATATGCCTTAAGCCCTGCAACCATTTAATACCATATCTTACACTGTCTGGTCCTTTATCTGCTTCTCTTATCCATGCTCCATACGCTTTAAAGTCTGCCACTGATTTAGGCTCTGCACTATCTGCAATGACAAGCTCTTCCTTCTTTACAAGCTGTTTTTCCTCATAAAGCTCTCTGAATACATCCTCATTTCTGGTCTTATAGGCTGTATGCTCTGCGAATATATAAAGGTCAAGTTTTGATGGTTCAAAATGCATCCTTACAAATCGGAATGGGTCAAGTGCAAATCCCCAGTCAATGCCATTGTAAATCTTATCAAACTGACCAACCATATTTGACATATCAAGGTCTTCCACATTTGGAAATACGTCTCCACCTGTTCCTATGGCTATGCCCATATACTCATGGATATATGCACGCTGGTTTATCTCTTTAAGCTGTTCTGCTTCTTCGATAAACTGTTCGCCTAACCAGTCAACTGGCACATCAAGGTATGTATTCCTAACCACAAGTGTATCATGTGGTCGGTATATTTCGCAATCCTCAACATACTCATTTGCCCAATTATTTTTGCTTATAGGTGGGTTAAATGTCCTAAAATCCCAGAACTTGTTTCCACCTCTCATTGTTGACTGTGTTACCTTACGCAACTGTGCTTCTCCTGCGTACTGGTCAAGCTCCTCGAACCACGTTATGCCGATGTACCCAAATGGTAACTTTATAGATTTTACCTTGTCTGGGTCGTCTAATCCCATACATATTATCTGTTGTCCTGTTGGTTTATAAACTATCGGTGTTGCATAGCTCTTTGGGATATGAAATAAGCTGTCAAGCCCTAATTGATATATACCCCATACTATCTGTGCAAACGTACTTTTCTGCACTGTATTTCCAACTTTTCGGAACGCTACTGCATGGCACTTTGGGTTTGCCATAATTAGCAACGGAATACAGATACCTCCTGTAAATGAACTTTTAGTGCTTCCTCTGCCTCCTGCAAACACATAATGTGTGTGCTTGTGTTTTAGTACGTCTTCTAACACTTCATCATACATCGGTATTATACAGTCTTTTAATGGCACTTTTATTTGCATTTTACACCTTCTTTTCAAACGCTTTTGCGGCTGTTAGTGTCTGCTGTCCATAACTTCCGTCTTGCTTTATATTTACAAGCTTCTGAAACGCCTTAACTGCTTTCACTGTGGCTGGTCCATAACATCCGTCAATATCCAACTTGCTGTTTATAGCCCAGTTTAAAAAATCCTGTATGTACTGGATTTGGTTTTTAAATGATATATAGGTATCATATCCATCACCTTTTATAAAATAGCCTCTACTCGGTAATACTGGATATTTACCCCACCATTTTTGATATGGGCTTTTTGGCTTTTTCTTGGTCTGGCTTGCCATTGCTCTGGACTGTGGTCCAAAAATTCCGTCAACATCTGGCAATCCTGTATAATGCTGATAATCCATAACTGCGGCTTCTGTGGCTGGTCCAAAACTTCCATCCACATCAAGCCCATAATCACCATACCAGTTTAAAAAATCCTGTAAATAACGGACTTGATAGCCTGCATCGCCTCTGTAAAGGGTCTCTGTTGGTAGTGGTCCGCTGTAATACTCCGTTGGTGCTGGCTGTGCTCCGTTCATAATTTCATAAACACGCTTTCGTGCATCCCTCATATCCTTACCGATTAACTTTGGAAACCAATGGTTAATATCTGCATGATAGCTTGCTCTTCCCAGCTTTGCCGCATCGTTGTGGCACGTTACAACTGGTATGTTTACTCCGTCACAGTCTGCTTGTCCGTTTGGATTAAGTCTGAATATCTTGCATAAATAGGCTGTTAGCTGGCAAGCCTCTTCAAAAACCTTGTTCGCATAGTCTGGGTCTTTTAATCCATCTTCGCATATTTCAAACTGAATCCATCCGCTATTACAAGTAACTGGTATGTCTTCATCTCCGCATCCCCATGGTCTAAAATCCCATGGCATACTCTGAACTGTTCCTATGCTTCCATCGTTAAACTTACCTATCCACGCATTAAGCCCTGCGTCAACGTCTGTGTGATTCCAGTCGTTTCCGTTGGTGTTCTTTCCCAGCTTTTCTATATCCTGCTTGTAATTTGGTGAACCGTCTGTCGGCTGAACGTATCGACATAACCATGGATTGTTTGCGCCTGTGCTATGCCACATAACGCCTTTAACGGTCATTTGTCGGGTCTCTTTGTAACAAGTGCTGTTTGTCTGCATACATACATATGGTGTAAAGCTCATTTTTTCGTTCCTCCTCATTTAAAATGGACACACTGGGCTGTTTTTCTTTTGGCAATAATAAATATAAATGGGGTCTGTTTATTTATTACTTTTGGGGTTTGTTGTGGGTTACTTTTAAAATATTTTCAAGAGGATGTAGCTCCAGTGTGTCCGTAACTGCCCATATTGGAATCGAACCAATAATAACAAGAATCAAAGTCTTGTGCCTTACCATTTGGCGAATGGGCATTGTTTTTGTGCACTTTGCACAATAAGGTGTGTATTTCCCTTATGTCAAAAACAGTATAACGCTATACAAAATGCACAAAAAATCTGTTAAAATCATCTCTAAAAACCTACCTGCTCCAGTCAAGTTTTATCTCAACTGTGGCATCTGCCTTGCCTTGCATCCTGTTTTCAAGGTCAACTGTTCGTCTGGCAAGCTCTGTAGCCGCCTTTGTACGCTCTGATAATGGCGCATCAAGCCCAAATTGGTCTTTTTCCTCACCATTCATAACCCTTGTAAAGTATTCCATGACTTCCTGTGCGCTGGCTATATTGCTATTCTTAACTTCTGCCTGTAAACGCTGGATTTCGGCGGCAACATTTGGCTTCGTTAAATTCTCGCAAGCCACCACTTTGGCGTTTTTCTCGGAATATCCTGCGGCTATTGCGGCTTGTGTTCCATTGTTTAGCTCTATATATTTCTGACAAAATATCTTTTGTTTTGGTGTTAGTTTAGAATCTGCTGTTAGATTTTTATTTCTTGCAATCTGTTTTTTGTTTCTTGTAGGTTTATCTGTTATTCCTTTATTCATGCTTTTATATACACCTACCTTTCACAGCTTATTTCTTTTTCTTTCCTGTTGCTTTTCCGCCTATCTTATATGGATATACTTCTGGCTTTTCTGCTTTTCTGCCTTTTTCTTTTTGTGCTTTTATATACTTATTTGCCTGTTCCTGCGCTTTCTTT